GCCAGCGTCTGGCGTATGATCTCGTCTGGATCATCTGTTGCCTGGCATTTGTAGTTCTCACCCAGCACATAGATATTGCCAGCCAAGCTGATGCGATAGTCATCGCTAGTGTAGAACGGATGGACCAGGTGACACAGCCAGCTGGGCCACATCAGTATCATGCCTTCCCAGTCCTTTTGAACTGGGAAGTTGTAGGTCACGATGTCTTCCGTTTGGCCACTGTACACAAACTGGAAGTTGCTGGTCACGTTCACCGTGCCCTGTGGAAACACAGCTTGCTCAGCTGCTATGTCATAGGGTATCTGCACCCAGATGGTAAAACTCACAGCCCCGGTGTGATTGTGTATGGGGTTGAACTCGTGCTTCTTTTGGAAGTTGGTCCATATGTGTCCCAGGCAGCTGACCTTGTCACCGTAGAGATCAAAGTGCCGATTATAGGTCTCATACATCTCTTCGATGTAGCTGAGCAGTGCTGGCACTGACTCTGGGTTGAAATGATATTCTTCCTTGATCATGCCAGCAAGGCCATGATTGTATGACACCGGGTCAGCAGTGCGCTGCCGCAGTGCTTCGGCTCTCACTGCTGTGAGCAAGCCCAGTTCCAGCTTGCCAGCCATCACAGGTATGTCTGGCCTTTCTGTGAGATCGATCTTGTTGAACTGCCGTGGTTTTGTCTGCTTGGCCTTGCGCTTGCTCTCACCCATGGTTCATCCCTGTGCTACGTTTCTTGGAGCGAACGGAGGGAATCGAACCCTCGACCAACAGCTTGGAAGGCTGAGACTCTACCACTGAGTTACGTTCGCATAATTCTTCTACCCTTAATATACCCTAAACTTAGGTACTTGTCGAGTTCTTCTTTTGGAATCTTCTTGCTGCCAGCCTCGTTCATGACCCAACAAGTTCCATATTGGCTGTTAGCTGCTCCTACCAATCGCTTGTTGGCTTCACTTATCTTTCTCTTGGTTTCGTCTGTGTGCTTCATACCTTTGAAAGTCAGCCATCCCTCTTCATGCCCGCGTTTGGCAGTTTTGCTGCTAAGATCTGGATATTTTACCTGTCTAGCCTTGACGCCCATCTTGCCTATCACTGTGCGCCATTCTGGTCCGTAGCGTTCTTCAACCTTCTTGTCTGCCAATTTCCTAGCCCGTTGGTTCTTGCCTTTCCACAGGTGCAGATTGCTGTTGATGTAACCAAAACCGCCATTACCTCCAACGTTGAGATTGTAGGTTGACTCGCCCACGACTACCAATTCCTTTTCCTTGGCATTCATGTCAGCTTCGTTATCAAATACATGCAGGATTTCCTTGCTGAAGTTCTCAATACCATATTTGTTTATGGCAAGTTTCAGGAGCTTACCGCTGCCCATATAACCATCGTCAAGATCAGCAGTCTGATGCTTGCCTATGTAGGTCTTTTGATTTACAAGATTGGTTATCTTATAGATGGTATAAAACATTGATGGTCCTCAGTAGCACAGCAGTCTTATTGACACTGCTACTTATGCTACTGAGGAGCCAATGAGCGGACGAAGGGATTCGAACCCTCGACATCAACCTTCCGGAACACACCTTAACATGCACTAGGGTGCAACAATGTGTTCTGGCAAGGTCGCGCTCTACCACTGAGCTACATCCGCGTCTCAAAATTTGGTTGCGGATCCAGGTAACGCTCCTGGTGTCTCCTGGTTATGAGCCAGGCGGGATAACTTTTTCCCTAATCCGCTATAGTATAATTATAAACTAAGATTTAATTGTGTCTACTTCTATAACTACCGACAAATAAACCAGCAGCTTTACCTGCTCTCAGCATATTTCTGGTAATGTTATGTTTAGAAAATAACTTTTCTCGCGATAATCCGTTGTCAAAATCCTGCTGTATTGCTGGCCAATCTTTAGTTGACTTTGACAACATAGTAGTTCTTATCTTATCTTTGTGATCATCCGATAATCGTTTTCCAACATGCGCTAGATGCAATTTTTGTTTAGTTTCGTCTGACATTGGATATCTATGGCAATATTGTTTCATAGCAGCAGATATTTTTTTTCTAACCTCGCTATCTGATGCATATCGTTCGTTGGCCAATTGACTCAATTTTTGTTTAGTCAAATCTGAGACAACACGCCCTTTATTTTTTTCTGACATCTTGCGTCTTAGTTCATCTGTATACACTATCGGATTTATCTGCCGTATTTCTGCTAGTTTTTGCCTAGTCTGATCAGAGTGTTTTCTGCCTTTGAAGTGGGGGCCGCCCTCCCCTCCGACTCCAAGGTTATATGTATCTAACCTCCTAACAAAATCTTCGGTTATAAGTTCCTTTTCTTTAGCATTCATTTCTGCTTCATTGTTAAAGACATGTAGGATGTCCTTGCGAAATACATCTTTCCCGTGTTTAGCTATTGCCTTTTTCAATGCAGTGCCAGATCCAAAATAACCATCCGCTAAGTCATTTGTTTGATGTTTGCCTATATAAATCTTGCCATTTACGAGATTGGTTATCTGATAAATCGTGTAATACATTTACTATTCCTTTGATAAATGTATTTATCATTCAGAACCTGTCGTGGCACTTTTCCACCACCGCGCAATGTAATTATATAGATTTTGCCACCACAGTCAAGTTGGCGGTCACGGTAGGACTCGAACCTACATAAGACGCTTTAGAAGAGCGTTGCCTTGTCCAGTTAGACTACGTGACCATTCACCACTTGCTCTTGTCATCTGAATGCATTAAATATATACAGCAGCAACACTGCTGCGTCAACACACACAGAGGAGCTAACACAATGAGCAACATGCAAGACCTATTCAAGTTTGATTACACCAAGTTCGCACAAGAGTTTGCAGAGAACATGAAAGCCTACAGCGCACTACCAGAAGTCAAGTTCAACAAGAACGGATATGAGATCCGCACACAGTTGCTGGACATGGCCAAGGACGTGGTGCAGTTTGAATACAAGACCAAGATCGGACAGTTAGAGTTCAGTGCTCAGCACGATGACAAGCGGGGCCAAGTGGTCCACAGCGTGACCATGCCAGAGGTACCTGGTGTGGACAAGGTGCTAGAAGCAGCTGAGAAGTTCAATGCTTTCATCAACGGTAACGGCAAAAGCCACAAGTAATAGCTGAGCGTACTCGAGAGGTCCCTTTATACACTGGGACCTCTCACCTTGAGCAGCTCCAAATCCATCTACTCGGTGTCCCGAGGAACACGCTCGACCATTGTCTCATGAGCAGAGGATCTGAAAGAGTGGCTGCTGGAGTAGGAATCGAACCTACCTGATGAACAGATTAACAGTCTGCTGTCCCACCTTGTGACCGTCCAGCACCATTGATAACAGTTAATCAATAATAAATACATTTGATTAACTGTGGTGTATTATGTCAAACAAATATTACAATTGGTATCATGCAATAATCAATAACAGAAAGAAAAAATCTGCAGATATCAACGAGTATCAAGAAATACATCACATTCTACCTCGATCAATCGGCGGTAGTAATGATTTAGAAAATTTAATCGCGTTATCATCTAGAGAACATTTTGTTTGCCATTACCTACTTACCAAAATGTATCCTGTTGGAACATGCGAATGGTATAAGATGCAGCACGCATTCATGATGATGGCAGCGTCAGCCAACGGTAAGAGATATATGAATTCCAGATTATATGAAGCCTGTAGGAAAAATTTCTCGTTGGTTATGAGTCTTAATCAATCGGGAACTAAGAACAGTCAATTTGGTAAGGTGTGGATCACCAATCTTGTCCTGGAAAAAAATCAAAAAATAGAAGAACATGAATTACCTCATTGGTTGGAGGTTGGTTGGATTAAGGGCCGTATAATAGATTTCGCTAGAGCAAAACGTGCAAAAATAGACAGGCGTGCCATAGCCAGAGAAGCTGCCAGACAAAAAGCTTGCGAATTATGGGAAATGTATCTCAAGTCAGATTGTAAATCTGTTGCCGCCTTTGTGGATAAATCAAATTATCCTCACTCAACAATATCTTTGACTATCTTATGGCGTAAACATATCCAAGAATACAAAGATCATGTTTGGCCTGGAAAACGCCGATTATTAAATAATTGACCATGTCAATAATATGGTGCGATTGCACGTATTGGAACCGCCAACACGCAGCACCTCAAGCTGATGACTCTGCCAGTTGGACTACGATCGCATGGTGGTGCCCTCAACGAGTCAAACCCGTCTATGCAGATTGGAAGTCTGTGCGATCCTATCTGCTGGCTGGATGCAGATGAGTTCAAACCATGAAAAAAACAGATACATGAGATTTAAATGCCGTATAGTGCATCATAAGTATGAGCATATCACAGATGACCAAGGCCCATGCCTGAAGATTCCAAGAAACACGCTATAATTGCACCAATGGGAGCTTTCAAGAACCACGTGCGATGGTTGATGATGCTGTCATATCCCGACCTAGGTATAGACAGAGATCGCATGCTCAGTGAGGTATACCCAGCTCAGAGGACATGGCACAATTGGTTAGCTTACGAATGGAAGTTCAGGGAGCTACCGCAGTTGCATTCAAGAATTGCCGTGGCCCATGATGCGACAGACATTAATGATCACAGAGATTCCTGGTTGTTTCTCAGCTGCGACCCGCAGTTATGTTTACGTTCTTATGTAAAATGGAACAGCTCTCTGAATAATAGGACCATAAGATGGTTTTTAGAACAGGTAGAACGCACCAATGCCCAGTACCTGATAGACGCTGGCGAGAGAAAACCTTCTCTGGTATTAGATTCGTCGTTGCTGTATCAACCAGAGCTTGATCCAAAATTTTATCACAGCATTAGGCATTTCTTTGGATTAGATGATGCCTACGAAGACGCAGCTGTCATCCATAGCGCATGGTTTCATTTGCACAACAAAAGCGAATCTGAGATGTTGCGAGATCTAGCATCTCTATTTGATCAATCATACGATTTCACACAGGAATACAAACAACCATTCTCTCATTCCATAGATTTCAACAGGTAAGCTGCCAACAACCAGGATGTTAACCCTGTGTTGGTCACAGGGGCAATGCCAATGCAGATTCAAGGATTGTTAGGTGAAACTGCAGGTGGTGTAATCTTGGCCTGTGCACGCTGCTGTCTCTTTCGCACAGCGCTGGGTGTTTGGCTGAGATACTGAGCAAATTTACCTCCACCTTGTGGTCTTGCTACTCGAACCTTGGCTGCTATAGCAGCACCCTTGTTGAAGCTAGGGCTGGGACTCAGCGGGCTAGGTTGCTTGCCGCCGCGATCTAGGCTCCAATAATAACCAGCTCGATGGCCGCTGCAGTCCTTGGTGCAAGTGCTGCCCATGAACTCCAGTTCTGCCAGCTTGTCTTCGGTGAGGAATAGATCTATCAAGCGCATGGTTTATTTACACATATTTCCACAGTCAAATCTTAGTGAACAATCCAGCTGACCAGCAGCATATATAGTTTGATGTTATTGCCCTTAGATATTGATCATCCAGTGTTCAAAGATTTCAAGTACTTTGAAGTCAAAACTCACAGCTCGTTGATCTATCCTTCTGGCGCCAGTGGCAATTTTCTCGGTGGATTGATGCAAGGCAAATGGTGGTATCAAGATGCTGCCACCAACGACTGGGGCGCGACTATGAACTATCTCGAGCTAGACGACTGCAGTGTAAGATGGAAAGACAGCCATATGAGATGCGCAGTGAATTTGGATAGTTTATATTCAAGAGCCAAAGATTTTGTGAGAAATCCGCAGATACGGGATACCACGAAGATTGCAACTGCTCATGAATCACCATATCTAACCAGCAATATAGTAAATTTTCACACCAACGAACTGATAGCTATTACCATGCGTGAAGAACATGCCTGGATAGCTGAACTGTTGCGTGTGCGCAAGAATAAGTTTACCACGGTATTCACCTATAAGCCTTGGTCCTTGATAGAAATACTCAATGATATACTCACCAAAGATGGCTTTCACGGTACCATAGACTATCTGGAATATTTCAATGCTACGGAAAAACTGCGAGATAGGGTAAATGGATTTAGGTTGTTGGGTAGTCAATTCAGCATGCTGTATTTCTGTGACTGCAAAGCACTTGGCCGCGATCCGGCTGATCCGGATAACTTTGATGCCTATATCAGAGAAAACATCTATTATAGCACCGCATATCAGAGATTTGAATGTGATTATTATCAACAGACCAGGCTTTGGTGTGCCCAGAGCTCAGATATCTACACGCCGGTTGATTATTGTGATCTGTTCTTTGATCTAAAATTACCCGAGCGAGGTAAACTTAGTCGTATAGATACAGCGCAGATCAAAGCTTATAGTTTCAAGAATCTTGATCTACTTGATGAGTTTGTGTATGTCATACCAGATCCAGAACGTGCGCTGATGCAGCAAACATTAGCCAAGCTGCGGCAGCAATTAGCCGAAGCTGTGGTATGCAGAGATTTGTAGCCTAGCGATAGATACTCAGTTGGAGGTCTGGGAGGGAATCGAACCCCCGTGGGTGGATTTGCAGTCCACAGCGTGGCCACTCCGCCACCAGACCATGACACTAGTTTTTGGCGCGCATGATGGGAATTGAACCCACCTCGACCTGTTAGACAGACAGGTGATCTCACCAGAGATCCACATGCGCAGATATGGTGCCCGAGGATGGGATTGAACCACCGACGCNGAGCTCTTNAGGCTCNNGCTCTACCACTGAGCTACTCGGGCTGAATTGGTAATTTTGGAATCAAATCAACGACTCTGTGATAGATCTCACGATGACCATGCCGGTTTGGATGCCTGCCATCGGGTATGAAATAGCGCAATACCAAAGGATCGTTAGAGTTTTGCAATGCATCTTGATACTGTATGGTTTTTTCTAAAGCTTCAACTATACTAGGATCACAGTTGTTAGCAGTCATGTAATGTACCCAGTCGCTTACCCAGATATTTGGATGCTGTAGATGAGGACATAACATCTCTATCACTGATGGTATGAAAGATACTAAATTAGGATGTGATATAAGATCTTCTGTTAGTATCTTGTTGCACCCACCGATGAGATGTATTTGGACATCTAATCTAGATAATCTATGGTAATGATCCGAGATGGCAGTAGATTGTCGGTGTAGCAAATGTTCTATGTGTACGAATAATTCTGCATCATAGAATTTGTTAGTTTTAGTCTTCTGTCGATAGTCTCTTAGAGGATCAGATTGAAAGAATAATATTAGGTCAAATCCTTGAGGATCAGCAGCACATAATCTATTATAAGCCTCAATGTTGCTACCGCCAGGTATA